ATCGAAATCACGGCGCGCGGCCAGAACGATTTTGTAACGATCGTCGGCGGTTCGGTCGGCTCGGGCACGGGTCAAGGCGGCGGCGCGGTTGCGCTCGTCTCGACGACGGTTGCGAGCTGGCAGAGTGCCGAGCAAGAGTTGTGTCTGACGCTCACGAAGGCGACGGCTGCCGACGTGGTTTCGATCAACCGTATGCAAGCGCGGTTGTTCCAACAGTAGAAAGTTTGGGAAGCGGCGAGCGCGACAGCGCAGTACCAAGCAGCGCTCGCCGTTTTCCAATTCACGACGAAAGGTAACTTGTGCCACCCGATCTAATGCTGCCGGGAATTACTGACGCCGGCACGGCTGCGCCAGCGCAAGGTGACGGAAGCTCGTCGCCCGCGCCGGATAACACTTCGGGGCAGCCAGCGACCCCCGACGCATCTTCGCGCGCAGCGGAGCCTTCGGCCCCTACCGACGCCGCGCCCGACGCGAACGCCGACGATCAAGGCGATCAACGCCCCGATCGCCCGCGCCGCACTCGGGATAATCGGATAGATCAACTGACGACGGGATTGCGCGAAGCACAGCGCAACGCAGAGCGCGTCCAAGCGCAAAACGATTTGCTGATAAGGGCGGTGCTTGAAGGTCGCATCGCTCCGCAGCAAGCCGCAGAGCGCGCGGGCGTTACGGGCGACCTTGTAGCTCCTGACGAGTCGAAATACACCGATTGGCGTGCATACAACCGCGATCTAGCGAAGTATGAAGCTCGCATGGAGGTACGGGAACAGCTCACACGCGCAGCGCAGCAACAGCGCCAGCGATGGGAGCAGGGACAGACGCAACACGCGGCGACGCAGCGCGCGGCGGCAACCGAGCAATTGCACGGCGTTTTGAGCGTGCAGATGCAGGAAGCCGCAGCGCGATATCCCGATTATGTCGACGTTATCAGCGAAGGCGGCGGCGACGAGCTGCCCGTCAACGTCGAAGCGGCGATGGCGGTAACGGGATTCGGCGGCGACATTGCGTACTACCTTTCGAAACACCCGCAAGTCGTGCGGCAGCTCGCACGATTGCCCGACGTTGCATTAGGCAATCAGATGGCAGTCATTGCCAACTATATGCGCACGAACGCCGTCGCTATCTCAAACGCGCCGGCACCCGGGCGACCGGGCGGAAGTCGTGGCTCTGCACCCGCAGGATATCCCGAGAATGCAACACCCGAGCAGCATCTTGCTTGGAAAAAGCGCTCGGAAGCCGCGCAAGGCAAAGGAAGGTAAAACGCTGTGGCTAATCAAATCCTCACGCCGGTAATGATAACGAACGAAGCCGTTATCGTGCTGGAGAATCAATGCAACGGCGTCCGCTTTTTCGACTCGTCCTACAGCGATGAATTCGCGAAAGACGGCGCGAAAATCGGCGCAGTGCTGAACGTGCGCAAGCCCGCTCGGTACAAAGGGCGTCAAGGTGCGACGCTCGCTGTCGAAGATCAAACGGAAACGATGGTCCCGCTCGTGCTGACGACGCAATTCGGCGTCGACGTGCAATTCACGTCGCAGGACTTGACACTTTCGTTGCAGGACTTTTCGAAACGCGTGCTGATGCCGCAAATGGCAGTGATTCGCAATCGTGTCGACTTCGATTGCTGCCTGCAAGCGCAGAACACGCCGAACGTCGTCGGCATTCCTGGCACGCCGCCAGCGACGTTGAACGCGCTGTTGTCGGTCAAGCAAAAGCTGTTGGAAATGGGCGCGCCGGATGACGGCCAGCTCTATCAACTGCTCGGGCCGGCTGCAAACACGTCGCTGATCGGCGGGCTGTCGACGCTGTTCAACGCGCAGACGCGGCTCGCGGAGCAGTACGAAAGCGGCATCATCGCCGATGCGGCGGGGCTGAAAATCGCCCTGGATCAAAACACGATGACGCAAGTTGTCGGCCCGCTCGGCGGCTCGCCGGTTATCAACGGCGCGGGGCAAGGGCAATCGTCGGGTTGGGCGTACTCGCAAAATCTGCTCGTGAACGGCTGGACGGCGGCAGCGGCGCCACGGCTGAATGCGGGCGACGTGTTCACGATCGTAGGCGTGTTTGCGGTCAACCCGCAAAACCGTCAGAGCACGGGCGCGTTGCAGCAATTCGTCGTGCAAGCGAACGTGTCGAGCGATGGTACGGGCGCGTCGGTTATCCCGATCGTTCCCGCGATCATCTTCGGCGGGCAATTCCAGAACGTGACGAACGCGCCGACTTCGGGGAACGCGATCACGGTATCGGGAGCTGCCAACGCGAATCTGCCGCAAAATCTCGCGTTTCACAAGTCGGCATTCACGATCGCATTCGCTGATCTGATTCTGCCGAAGGGCGTCGATATGGCGGAGCGGAAGGTGTACAAGAAAATCAGCCTTCGCGTGATTCGCGCATACGATATCAACAACGACAGATTCCCGTCGCGGACTGATGTGCTGTACGGCATCAAGGCGGTTTATCCCGAGCTTGGCGTTCGACTCACAAACTGATCGGGGCGCGTGTTTCATGGTCTTGCCCGGGGAGCGATCCCCGGGATTTTTCGGAGAAAAATCGTGGGCCTGGAAAGTTTGTCGAAAATGTCGGACGAGGAATACAAGCGGCTGTCGCCGCAAGACCTGATGGCGTACAACCGTCAGATGCCCGAAACGGATTACAGCAAACCCTACCTTCACAAAGCGTATCCGAAGGCAAAGTATCAGCTCCGCGAGCTGCCCGGCGGCGTGCGCCGTCTCGTCTCCGTCGAAGTGGCGAGCGCCGAAGCCGAAGCGAAGCTCGTCGGCGATTGGCGCGACAATCCTACGGCGTGGGGAATTGTCACGCATCCCGAATCCGATCCGGTTGCGCGCGAGACGGGCTATTCGTTCGACGTGAACGATCCGATCGCGCCGCAAGTCGCGCACACGCCGCAGCCTGACGGCGTTCCGCCGGGCACGGGCGAGCCCGCGCCGAACGATGATCCCGACAACGCGCCAGTGCGCGAGCCGGGCGACGATGACGAGGGCAGCGGTGCTACCGCTCGGCCCGCGCGTCGCCGTTAAGCGTGGCATTGGCGAACGTGTACGTCCGTCCGGTATTGTCATTCCGGCGCCCGATACGCGCGACTCGTTTTGCGGGGAAATTCTCTCCGTAGGCAGTGCGCATCGCGTTCGCAACAAGCGCTTGCCGCTTGAAGTCAAGGCGGGGCAGCGCATCGTCTATTCGTCGCGCGTCGACTCGTTTCAAGTGGGCGACGATGATGTAGATATCGTCGACGAAAATTCCATCATCGGAGTTATCGAATGACGACAGCGACGACAACTGCCGGCGAAATTATCACTGACGCATTCCTGTTCGCTGGCATCGGCGATCAGTACAACCCGCTCGACGGCACGACGGCCGCCGCAGCGCTGCGCAATTTGAACGATCTGATCGACAGCGTAAGTACCGAGGAAATGACAATCTTCGGCTACACCGAAGGCACGATCGCGCTCGCTGTCGGCGTCTCCCCGATTCTCGTCGGCCCGGCGCAAGGGCTCGGCGTTCGCCCCGCCAGCGTCGCGGCCGTCTCCATCGTCGACTCGGGCAGCGTCACGCATCCGGTCGCAATCATCGGCCCGCAACAGTACGCCGATATTGTGTATCTGCCGGCGCCTGGACGGCCCGAATCGCTGTACAACGACGGCGGCGCGCCCGTGTCGAATTGGTATCTGTGGCCGAAGCCGGCCTTTGTCGGAGACGTGCTGCACGTTTGGTACTGGTCGCAGATTCCGCAGTTTTCGGCGCCGACGAATTTGCTCGTCTCGCCGCCCGGGTATTCGCTGTTCCTGAAAACGTCACTCGGCGCGCTCGTCGCGGCGATGAACGGCCGCACGCTCACGCCCGACAATCAGAAGATCATGCGCACGGCGCGCAACAATGCGCGTCGCCTATCGAATCAGCCCAAAGTGTTGCACCTTGACGTGCCGATGCCGAGCGCGCCCTGGTTCAACATTTACACCGGAGGTCCGCTGTAATGCTGTCGAGCAATCTACCGTTTCGCCCGATTCAGGATATCGTCGTCTGTCGCAAGGATCACACCGAGCGAT